CACTCATCAGCACATTCGTATATAGCTTTGTTGGAATGTGTTCTTCCAAACTCACTCATTAGAATGTTGAGTGTATATTGTCTAAGTTCGTACTTTTCCAATGAAGTGCTCTGCGTCGATGACCACCAAGGGTTTTTTACCATTCTTTTTAATAAAGACGATAGGTTCATGATCACCTGAGTTTGCTTGTGCTTGAGCGTAGGCATCCCAGACGTTCAATTTTTCTTGGTTCTTGCATTCTACACTATAAGGAAACTTTTGTCTAGCATCTCGTGCCATTATCAGGTCTTCACCACCAGCACCCATACTCCTAGACTCTATATCTTCTGGATGTACATCTCTCTGTTCAATGAGTTGATCACGTACCCACTGTTGTAGTTTCCTACCCTTTGCTTTCGCTGACTGTGGCTTCATACTGTAATAACTCCCACGTATGTTTATAATCGTATACATGGTATGTAGTTCCTAAGTTCCTTTCACGTATTTCTTTTGCTAATGTATAATCATTCCCATCTTCATCCATCTTATCACCAAAGAATTTTATATTACCATCAGGAAAATCTCTTAGAATCTGTTCCTTTCCTCTTCCTTTAGGTGCGATATCAAGACCTGTTTGACCTCCAAGAGCAACATATAAATCTGGAAACTGTTTTCTTATTCTATCTGCTATATCCTGGCGTTCAAGTCTTTCCTTATCCCATTTTATATACTCATCCCTACCAACACTAGGGTCTTTCCCTCTACCCAATACACTAAAGTTGACAGTACCAGGTCTATGTTCTATATGTAACCCATTACGTATAGGAAAACAACTATATGCTAGTTCATCTAACAAGAAATTCTCTACATCCTTAGGCAATGTCCAGTCATCCCTATAAACATTTGCATCTTTAGCATACACATCAGAACCAGAACAATTATATACTCGTTTTGCTGTATAAAATATATCTAATCCTACTTGCTCCACTGTCTTCTCTCTGTCACTACCAGTAACAAGATAAACATTATGGTTACGACAAAATATTAGAAACGGTGCCCAAAATTCATGGACAATCTTTTGTCTACTGGGAGTCAGAGTCCCATCAACATCAAAAATGTAATTCATTGTATAACTCCAAAGTCAATTCGTTTGCTACCCATTCTATGTCCATCAAGTTCAACATGATCTTTGGCACACATGTACCCACATATACCATAATCACCACTATGTTTCTCTTGGTTCCAAGATTCCTCTAGTGTGCCAGAGTATAAAGGACTCGCCATGATCTGACTGAACGATGTATGGTATAAACTAATGCTCTTTATACCACCTTGCTGCTCTATGAGGTTAGCAACAGAGTTTCTGTACATGTTTGTTCTTCGGCCTGTGCCAATTGCCATAGCAAGATCAGTTGCAGATACTGGTTTACAATTAGGATCACCTGTTTCATAGAATTTATGATAAACCTTCCTACATTCACATGCAAAGAAGCAGCATGGATGTACCACACCTCTAGTATCAATAGTAAGTCTGTTAACAAACCCACCATATCTATCTTGATAATCCTCTACAGCATAGCACACTATGTCCGTAGGTGTCACTGGTTCAGACACTTTCATTACAAACTCAACATCTGAAGGTGGTTCTAAAATATATTCCTTACCATTATATTCATACTTGAAGAACTTATTATTATTGAATCCAGCAGTAGGTCGTAGGGTAAATGAATTGAATCCCCATTCTTCACTCAATTTTCTACACTCATCTATCTGATGTTCATTATGTTTGAAGGTAAGCATCCTCCATTGTGCTCTACCACCACCTGCAATATATGCTCTAGCATTTTCGGTGACCTTATACCAATCTACACCTACTCTATAGAGACTATGTGTATCAGCAAGACCATCAAGAGCAAATACAACCTCACCCCACCTCATCTGACCCATCAATTTACCTAGTTCATACCAAAATTCAGGTGTTCTAGTACCTCCATTCGTAGTCAGAGACAGATATTCTAGATTTTTATTGCATTTTAAAATGTAGCCAACGATGTCTAGGAGGTCTTCGCATAAAGAAGATTCCCCCACTTGCCCATTAAATCTCATCTTGAACAGACGGTCTCTAATGAACCAGCGAGGAAACCACTTACGAAAGTCCTCGTAGGATATTTGATTTCTATTCACAGAAGCAGTTGGTTTTAGTCCAACTCTACCCTCAATATATCTTGTGCAGATAGGACACTTAGAGTTACAGTAGTCACTAAGTTCTATTTGTATCTCATATGGATACTCTTTACGTAACTCACGAAACACCTTTACTTTCTTGTATTGCCTCCTTGATGACAGTCTTCAACTGTCTCAATTTCTTTTTACCAAGACCTGCTCGTGTATCTATCTTGACCTTCAACCAATACACAAAGGCAAGTACCAGTAGAAACTGGATACCTTCACTCCATGACATGTTCCATGCTTCATTAAGATCCAGTGAAGCTGCTGCTAATAAATTCATCATAGTTTAAATCCAGAGAATGTGTCTTTCTTGACATCTTGTTTGATGCCACCTACTACATACGATTCCACCTCAGTTTCCTGTGGTGCTACTTGTAATCCCTTACTACTTATCCAATGCTCTGTCCAAGGTAATGGATTATTTTTGATGGGTGCATCATAGATTGGATCCAATCCTATTGCTCTCATCCTCTTATTAGCAATCCATTCAACATACTTTACTAGTAATTTATCATTTAGACCTATCATAGTACCATCTTTGAATAAGTACTCTGCCCATTCCTTCTCTTCTTCTACTGCATTTCTAAACATATTGATCACAGTATCTTTTTCCTCTTCAATAATCTCTAACATCACAGGATCATCACCGTTCTGCCAGTTCTTTATCATCTGTTGTGTAAGAACGAGGTGTTGGTTCTCGTCTCTGGAGATGAGGGAGATAATCTTAGCAGATCCTTCCATAAGTTTGAGTTCGCCAAATGCAAAACTGCAAGCAAAAGAAACGTAGAAACGTATACCTTCAAGAATGTTGACATTAGCTACTGCAAGATAAAGTTTTCTTTTCAGATCCTTGAGTGTCCACTTTGAGTTCTGATGACTTTGCCAGTCAGGTTTCCAATGGTTACTCTGATCATATTCATGTGCATAATTTATAAAGTCATCGTATGCTCTAGTCACTGACTCTGCACGAGCAAGAATCTTCTCATCATCTAGTATAGTATCAAATACATCACTAGGATTAGGATAGATGTTCTTAATAATATATGTGTATGATCTACTATGGATCATCTCCATAAACTGCCATACATTCATAGCACCTTCTAGTTCTGGTAATGCACAGTAAGGTGCGAATGCCATACCAGGTCCACGTCCTTGAACTGAATCAAGTAGGATCTGATACTTCAGATTAGAAGTAAAGATATGCTTCTGCTCTGGTCTCAATGACTGATAATCACCACGATCTTTTTGTAGAGATACCTCTTCGGGTCTCCAAAAGTATCCCAACATTTGATTTGTTAGTTTCTCAAATACAGGATACTTATAATTGTCATACCTCTGAACACCTAGAGGTTGACCAAAAAACATTGGTTGGGTCTTAGTGTCAACTTTTGTATCGTTGAACACAGTCATTCCTTTTATGTTAGATGGCACAGGAGTCACAACATTCCTCTTCTAAGTTTTCAATTTCAGCGATGAGTGCATCCTTCTCAGGTACATCATCTTTCCATCCTATAGGATGTGCAGGTTCCTCAATCTCATCAGTCTTCATGTCATGAGTGTTCTGATAGTATGAGGTCTTCCAACCTAACTTATAGGTTGTCAATAAATCCTGTGCCATTACAGATACAGGAACCTCGTTATCTGGATAGTTCTCTGGATTATAAGACCAGTTGCCACTGATACCTTGATCAAAGAACTTCTGCATGACTGCAACGATATTGATATAACCTCTGTTACTTTCCATCTCCCAAAGAAGTGTGTACTTATTCTTTAGGGATGCGTAACTAGGAACAACTTGCTTCAATGGTCCTTTCTTAGACTTCTTAATGGACAAGTACCCTCTAGGTGGTTCAATTCCATTGGTTGCATTTGACACAACGGAACTGCTCTCCGATGGCATTTGTGAGGACAATGTTGAGTGCCTGAGACCGTGTTCCAAAATAGATTGTCTAAGAGATTCCCAATCACAATTATACCCTATGTTTGAAATTTCGTCTACATCTTTCTTATATGTATCTATAGGTAGAATACCATCAGAATACTTAGTTCTATCAAAGGCATCACACTTCCCTTTCTCTTGTGCCAATTGATTCGATGACTTCAATAAGAAATACTGGAAAGATTCAGTCAAACTATGTACGGCATCCCATGCCTCCTGTGAGTCGTAATTGAACCCTAGCTTTGCCAAATAATGTGCTAAACCAATGAACCCTATTCCAAGCGATCTACGTGCCTTTGTAGACTTCTCTGCAGCAAGTACAGGATACTTCTGGTAATCAATTAGTTCTTCTAATCCACGTACAGAGAGATCACATAAATCCTCCAACTCTTTATCAGATTGTATCTTACCTATATTGATAGCAGATAGTATACACAATGCTATCTCACCTTCTGGATCATCAATATGATGTAAAGGTTTAGTAGGTAGAGTGATCTCCTGACAGAGATTACTCATACTTACCTTGTCTTTGAATGATGAATGCTCATTACAGTGGTCAATATTCATGATGTAAATACGACCAGTCTCTGCTCTCTCCTTGAGGAGTGAAAGAATTAGTTCTTGGGCAGCGATAGTCTTTCTCGGAATATCCTCCTGCCGTTCGTATCTTTCGTAGAGTCCGTCGAACTCGTCAGTACCAAAAGCGTCATAGAGACCAGGAACATCGTGAGGAGAGAACAAACTAACGTTCTCATTGGCAATGAATCTCTCATAAAATAGTTTAGAAATTTGTATACTATAGTCTAACTTTCTGACTCTGTTGTCTTCACTTCCTTTGTTGTTTTTGAGGACGAGGATGTCTTCGATCTCTTGGTGCCAGATGGGGAAGTGGACGGTAGCTGATCCTCCTCTAATACCATTTTGAGTACAGCATCTAACAGTGCTCTCGAATTTTTTAAGGAAGGGGACCACACCTGTGTGTTGAACTTCTCCGCCCCTGATTTTACTGTTGATGCCTCTGACTCTACCAGCGTTAATACCGATACCAGCCCTCTGTGCGACATATTTGCCAATAGCCATATCACTGCTAAAGATACTATCGAGGGTGTCATCAGCATCAACCAGAACACAAGATGCAAATTGACGAATGGGTGTTCTGACACCTGCCATGATTGGCGTTGGGATGTTGAGTTTGTGCTTTGAGATTGCGTCATAATACTGTCGAACATAGGTTAGTCTTGTTTCTTGAGGATACTCTGCAAAAATAGTTGCAGCAATCATCATGTACATAAATTGTGGTGTTTCATATACCCCACCACTACTTCTATCTTGTACCAGATACTTGTCTGCTACTTGACGGAGACCTGCATATGTAAAGAGATAATCTCTATCATGCATGATCTCTAAATTTAATTTTGTTATCTCTTCTTCAGTATACTTATCCAAGATTGCAGGGTCATACACACCCTTCTCAATACAGTCTTTTATATGATCATATAGATGAGGCATATCCTCAGTCACACCATATAAACTTTTTCTAATAGAGAATAGAAGTAACCTTGCCGCAACAAACTGATAGTTAGGGTTTTCCAGATCGATAAGATCACTAGCAGAACGAATAAGAATCTCTTGAATCTCTGCTGTTGTAATTCCATCATAGAATTGAATGCCAGATTGAATTTCTACCTGCGATGCTGACACACCTGCCAACCCATCACATGCCCTTTCGACCATGACATGCATTTTCTCTAAGTCAAGTGATTCAATAGAACCATTTCTTTTTTTAACTTTGAGTCCGTTGCTCATATTCGTTTCCAAGTTTGTAGTTTTAATTTTGCTTCTAACCCAGTGTATGTGTTAGATTGTAGCAGATTTTGTACGTCACGTCCAGCCAATATCATGTCATTGATATCTTTCTCAGATACCTCACTTGGCCAGATTACTACCTTGTCTCCTCTATCAATAGTTTTGGAGACTCTACCGATGTTTTCTCTGTTCCTAGGTTCATTATCAAAAACCCAAATATAACTGCCCCAACCAAACGTCCGAATATCAACATCGGAACCGCACATTGCAACACTGTTCTCCACGAACGTGGAATCAAACGGTCCTTCAACAATGTAGACTGGTTCTTCTTGGTTGATTCGATCAAGGCCATATACCTTTGGGGAGTCTTCAGATAACATCACAGTGAGATATTTAGGAGTTACATAAGTGTCCAAAGCACGTCCTTGGAACCCTATCAAATCCTTATTTTCGTCATACATTGGTATGACTATACGGGCATGATCATTTTTAGTACTTTCAAATGTTGGTTTGATAGTGTTACAAAAATGTTTAAATTTGTCAGCATAAAAGAACTCAATTGGATTGAGTTTTCTTTTCTTCAGATAGTCACTTGCCCTAGCATTTGTAGATGCTAAAGGCAAGTCTAACTTCTTCTTGAATACAGGTTTCTTAAAATCAAATTTAGGATCTTCTACAAACCTATGCTTACCAGTAAGACCTACCTTATACTTCTCAAGAGTGTACTGACCATGAAGAGTCGGGTCAATCTCTTTCAAAAAGATAGAGAAAGACCTCGACTCTCCACAGTTATGACACTTAAAAATAAAATCCCCCTTCTTTTGAAAGAGGTACCCTCGTGTTTTATTCTTGTTCCTTTTAGAATCCCCACAAAAAGGACATCTAAAATTGTATAAGTTATCCTTTGTCCGTTTGAACTTCTCTAGACGAGCAGACACCAACCCAATATATTTTGAATCAATGTAAAGCATTCCAAGAGTTTAGTTCCCTTGTATTATAGCATTAGGTGCTGGTTGAGTCAACGCTGGTCTTATAATTCTCTGTCCTACTGGGCTAACTACGAAAGATATGACACTAAGAGCACCAAAAATACTCCACATCTTCTTCTCAATCCGAACTCTGACGGTTAACTTCTCTATGAACCGATTCAATTTTCTCGAAGAGTACCGCATCTATCCTGTCCTGTTTGTCTAATTTTTCATCATGGACAGCAAGCATCTGTCCCATCTTTATATTATTTTCTTGAAGAGTTTCTATTACTCTCTCTAGTCTTTCTAATACTTGATCATTAACTCTCATGGCATCCACGTTTTACGTGAACGAGGACCACCGTATGCATACTTCTTCTTCTTCTTTTTCTTCTTCTTTATAGGTGGATCATCACCTGTGTGTTCAAAGTCACCAGCAATTTCCCCATGAGACATAGCATTCGTGGGAACGTCCTCACGAATCATATCAATTATTCTATTGAGTTTGGACTCATCCATTAGATTGAGTTTAGAATAACATTTGCTTCATTATGTATAGGTATAGAATCCAATTGTGACTTGGGATAGTCTGGAATCCTATTCAAAAATACTAAAAATGTTTTCAATATAGACCAATACTCCTTCTCAATTTTGTAAAAGAGTAAGGGTACAGTCCCTTCACCAAACACATTGAAACAAATAATCAAATGGTTCAGGATGAGATGATGTTTCAACTCACCTTGAACCACATACTTCTTCAGTAATCTCTTGATATATTTGAACCTTTTCAGATCCTCCTCAAAGTCTTCCATCGTAGAAGCATGAGGATTTTCATAATGTTTAATAGCAAAGAGGAGATGATTCTCCTCGTTCAATTCATCAAATTTCATATCATATGGTTAGTTGTGTTATGCAACAACAGTTACAGATCCAGCAGCAGTACCCTGAGCACCAGAGATTGCAACAGCAGAATCAGAATCAGTTCCAGATGCATCCTTAATAGTAGCACCACCTGGCTTCAGAATGTTCTGAGCACCAATCACTAATACGTCATCAGCAGCAGTTGCAGCGTTAGCAGCAGCGATTGCAAGGTTGAATACTAGTTCGTTAGAACCTGTTCCACTAGCATAGACAAGGGTGTGTGGTCCACGACCTGATCCACTACCTTGGTTTCCGTTAGTAACTGCAAGTGTTGGTGATCCACTAACTGTAACAGGTTCGTTGTATCTAACTCTAACAGATAGAGTAAATCCTTCAGACTTATCAGCAGCAGTTGTAATCCATTCTACTCCAGTAACGTCAGCAGCACCGATACTAGTTGACAATGCACTGATTGCAACTAAAAGTTCTGGATCGGCATCGGTATTATCATTACCACTCCAGGTAGAACCAGCTTCACGCACCCAACCAGTAGCGTTAGCGAATACCTCTTTCTTCTCAGCCGTTGTTAAATTCTTAGGTTTTGATTCGTCAGAATCACTCGCTCCCCAAAGTGCCATTTGTTCTAGTCCTTATTGTAAGAATATTTATGAGATCAAGACTCTAGAAGTGCCTTTGCTACGGCTGCAACTAGTTCATCATCCAGTTTGTTTTCAGACTTAGCTGCTGCTCTCTTCAACAACTTGATAACAAAATCTTTGATTACAGAATCAAGATCCTCAGGTATCTTATCAACTGCTTTGTTGATGATACTGATCGCAATAGGCATTAAAAAATTAATCATAACGTTCAAAATAACGTAAATTATATAGGCTACTTAGTCAGGTTTGTTACTTACCCACTTACCAGTCTTCTTATCTAACTTACGAACCTCACCTCTCTGTAAAGGTTTTTGTCCTGAGTCTCTACGCCATTGTTTGAAAGACTTAGCTTTCTTATGTGCTTTCTGTGCTCTATCTAACAACTCATCCTTTACACTTTCATCCATCTCTTTAGATGTCATAGGTCTATTGATAAATTTCTGTCTTTGTTTATTAGCAGCAGCATCACCTTTGAGTTTTCTTGTCTGTGCTATCATTGCACCATAAGCCCTGTCAACACTTTTTCCTCTTTCACTAGTTTTAGTTTTCGTTACTACTGGATTCTTTGTAGGAGTAACTTCTTTCTTAGCAACATTTGTCACTGCTGCAGGTGTAACTTTAGCTGGAGATGAACTAGTAAGTTTACTACCAGTTTTAGCAACATTAGTAGCAGTAGTCTTTATCTTATTTGTAGCATTCTTTATACGTTGACCAGCAGGTGTAATATTTTTCAACTTATTAACTACTGGTGTTTTCTTAGCAGCAGCACCTCCCAATACCTGTGGGTTTACACTCTTAGTTACAGTGTTTGTTTTGATATCCGTTCTGTTTAGTTTTCCTTTGACCCTATTAACTATTGACCCTGCTCTATCTTTAAAACCTTTGAAGGTATTTCCACCTTGATTCCTTAGTGTCCTAGCAGTATTATCTATTTTTTTGAGTAACTTTGTATCTGATACTGCACGATTAACAGCACCTCTAACTACTCTTCCAGCCCTGAATGTATTCTTTATAGCACCCATTCCAAGTTCAAGACTCTTACCTAAGACAACAGAACCAAGACCTTTTCTATCTAACTCTAATAATATTTGTTCTTCTGTGTATCCTTGTTCAGATAAAGACTCAACAAATACTTCTACTTCCTCATAAGAAGTAAACTCATCATTCCAAAGGATGCTGCCAGATTTCTTAGAACCTTTTTCTTTTTTAATACCTCTATTGAATTCATTATCATCTCTACGATTCATGTTTGGATTCATTACAGGTAATGAACCTTCAGGTGCTTTATCAAGTCCAGCTCTTTTATTCCTTACCTTTTGTTTTTGTTTCTTAGACATATTTTTTTCATACTTTGCCTCAAGCATTTCACCTTCAGGTTCATATGAAGATTTTAAATTCTTAGAATTGATTGCATTAGCAACACCTTGATACCTATATGCTGTTGTACCTGGAACATTTTTGTTTATATTAAATGCAGTATCTTTAGTAGCACTTCTTGCCATATTTTTAAAGGTTGCCCCATCTATATTCTTTACATTAAACTTATTGGCTACCTTATCTCTCATACCTTTATGACCATCAAGCATATTTGCAGTCGTATTGATTGCTTTATTAAGATGACCCTGAACAAATGCACCAGCATCAGGAACAAGTCCATCAGCATCCATCTTTACATTACCACCCATCATAGCATTAGATTTAGCAACCCTCTCTTGGTCACTCATCCAACGTTTACCATAAGTGGTAGTCCCTGTCTTATGATCCGTCTTCTGGCTAGTTAAAGTATTCTTGATCTTCCAATCAATATCCATCTCATGTAAAGCTCTCGTCTTATAATTTTTAAATGACATTTTCAGATCCTCCTTGGAAATCATGAATGCTTTCAGATCCTCCTATAGCAAAAGGATTGTACTTGGCAGTAGCAATCCTGTACATCTTCTCATGCATAGTTACCACCTCTTCTGCTTCTTTCTCAAAGTCAGGTGAGGATTCGTGACGTGAAGAATAAGCATCTGCTATTTCTTCTTCATGTCTTGGGTTGTTAGTTGCTATAGGCATGGAATCATGTGGGTGTGGTTTCTCATTAAACCAAGGATCATATGGTATCTCAGGTAAAGACATCAATCTGGATACCTTGCCTGGACTTCAATATAATCTTGAGTATTCTTATAACCTGCCTTCTTTGCTTTAGCATCTAGTTCTCTCTTTGACTTGAGTTTACTAATACCTTTTTGCAACTTAGCACTTGGTCCTTTCATGTCAGCAGTCTTCTCACCTTTCTTTCTAGTCTTAGTTTGACCTGCAGGTTTACCAGTTTCCTTACGGATACTAGTTCTAACTGCCCTCATTACAGGATCTTTAGTACCACCCTTCTTAGTTTCTTTACCCTTAGGCATGTTCATAGAACCAGATGACTTACCAGTCTCCTTCTCATACCTATTCAATTCACTAACAACTTCAGTTTCTTCCCAGTGTGATGGGTTTCCACCATGTTTTCTTATCTTCTGTAGGTGCTGATCCTTAGTAATAGTAGGAGCCATGATTGGACGGTTCCAAACCTCCTTTGCTTTGTTACCAATCTTACTACCAATCTTTTTCACAGTATCAATAACAGCATTT